GTAAATACAGAATATCAACAACAAATAAATGAAATAATACAACCATTTATGACTTACACTGCTGGAATAAACCATTTTATGGTTGCCAGAGAAGAACATAGATATGAGGCTTTTTTTGAAAGAGATTCAAGTTTTAAAAATGGCGGTAATATAACAAAGTTAGAACAAGAAAACAGAATGTTTACAAGCGACTTTTCACTAAATGTTTTGGGATATTTACTTGGTGCAGGTGCTAATAGTGAAAAACCAAAAGTTATCACAAGCGAAACCATTGTAGAGGTAAAGATACCAAGAGAAAAAGAAATGTTTGGTGAGAGCACAGAAAATGACAAGAAGAAATATTAGGCGTTTCTTTTGAAAGTGGCACCTACTATTTATTTATGAAATACATGGTATATAGGAGTATTCTATAATGAGTGGAGCAAATAAGTATCGTTTCGTTTCCCCCGGAATCCAAATAAAAGAGATAGATCGTTCACAGGTAAATAACCTGAATGACGCTGTTGGACCAGTTCTTGTTGGTCGCGCTCGTCGTGGGCCCGGTATGGTTCCAGTAAAAGTTCGTTCATATGAAGAGTTCGTTCAAATATTCGGTGAGCCTGTTCGTGGCTCAACCGATGGTGATATTTGGCGTGAAGGAAACCTAACTGCTCCAGCATATGCTACATGGGCTGCTAAGGCATACTTAGCAAACTCAAGTCCACTAACATTCGTTCGTCTAATGGGTTCTGAACATCCAGAAGCTAATGCTCAGGGTGCTCCTGGCTGGAAAACTGATAAAACTATATCAGCAACAGTAACTGACAATGGCGGTGCTTATGGTTTATTCGTTATACCATCTGGTTCTGCCACAACAGTAACTGGTGCTCTTGCTGCTATATTCTATGTTGATGCAAGTGCAAGCCTTGCTCTTGTTGGTCAAAATCCATCAGGAACAATGACAACCGGTTCAGCAACCCTCATCAAATCAATCGGCAATAACTTTGAGTTCAGAATGAAGGTTCTCAGTGGTGCAACAGTAAATGATGCGGCCATACTTGATACATCATTCAACTTTGATAAAAACTCCGATAAATATATTCGCAAAGTTTTCAACACCAATCCAACACTTGTAAACTCAGCTATTACATCAGTTGATAACAGTGAAAAATACTGGCTTGGTGAAACATTTACCGACTTCCTAACAGATACAGTTGGAGCGACTTCTTCATATGCATTTATTGCTGGTCTAAAGAGCACAACTGCCGATCTCAGTGATTTCCAACTTGCAGCACAACCAGCAAAAACTGGCTGGGTCTTTTCTCAAGACCTAAGCACAGTAACCGGTTCATATAATCCACAAAATATGAGCAAACTATTCCGCTTTGTTGCTCTTGGTGGAGAAGGTTCTGGTGATTGGAATCAACGCTCACTAAAAGTTGCGATAAGAGATATTAAATATTCACCAACACCATTTGAAAAATATGGTTCATTTACTGTTGAAATCCGTTCAACTGGTGACTCTGATTCACAACCAGGTGTTTTTGAAGTATTTACAAATTGCAATCTAAACCCAAACTCAGAAAATTATGTTGCCAAGAGAATAGGTGATAAATATCTTGAGTGGACCGATGATGTTGCAACCGGCGAGAAGAGACACAAAGTATTTGGAAACTATGATAATGTTTCTAAGCTTGTTCGCGTTGAGATGAACTCCCTTGTTGAAGAAGGTGGCGTTGATCCAGAATCACTACCATTCGGTTTCCTTGGCCCAGTCAAATATAAAGCAGTAACAGTAACAAGCGGTTCAGCAATAACCGGTACTGACTTACTAAAAGCAGTTGGAAGAATACCATATGCTCCAGCGGGAACAAACGATACAGTCAATATGGCCGGCATTGCAGACCTTACCGCTTCAATAGTATTCCCAGAACTAAGAATGCGTGTATCAAGTTCGCAAGCAGGCGTTCTAAATGACCGCGATACATACTTTGGCGTAATCAGCAATGTTGCAACTCGTGCTCAACTGAATGAAGAATATGTTGATCTGGTAAGAGTCAAACCATTCAACCTTGACACATTTGTTCCAACTGGCTCACTCACCGAGTTCTCAACAATCTTTACACTTGATGATGTAAACGAAGTATCTGGTGCTGTTGGTAAATACTTCTGGCAAAATGGTAGCCGTGTTGCCGGTGGTTCTATAACTGCTGTAAGTGCATCATATCGCTCACTACTTGACAAAGGTGTAGACAAGTTTGTTATGCCAATGTTTGGTGGCTTTGATGGTCTAAATGTAAAAGAAAAAGAACCATTTGCCAACCGTGTTCTTGGCGTAACATCAGAACCAAGATCAAACTATGCTCAATATAGTTTAGAAAAAGCACTTGATATGGTTAGCGATCCAGAAGTTGTAGAAATGAATCTACTAACTGTTCCAGGTGTGACAAACACAACTGTAACCAATAAGGTTCTTGATGTAGCGAAAACAAGAAATGATACTCTTGCGATAGTAGACATTGAAGGCGGATATCAGCCAACAACTGAAAATGCAAATCCAGAAAGAAGTCGTGTTGGAAATGTCAATACTGCAGTAACCAGTATCAAATCAAGAGCACTAAATAATAGCTTTGGCTGCGCTTATTATCCATGGGTTTCCATTGATGCAGGCGGCGGTATCCCACTATGGGTTCCACCAAGTGTTGTTGCTCTTGGAACAATGGCAAGCAGTCAAGAATCAACTGCTGTATGGTTTGCTCCTGCAGGCTTCAATCGTGGTGGTCTAAGTAACGGTTCATCAGGTCTAAATGTTCTTGATGTTCGTGAAAGACTAAGTCTCAAACAGCGTGATGCACTATATGAAGTGAATGTAAATCCAATCGCTTCATTCCCAAGTGAAGGTATTGTAATCTTTGGTCAGAAGACATTACAAGCAACTTCAAGCGCACTTGATCGCATCAACGTTCGTCGTCTTGCAATCTATCTTAAAGATAAAATTGCCAAGATTTCAAACAGTATCTTGTTTGACCCAAATCTACAAGTTACTTGGGATAGATTCCTTGGAAAAGTCAATCCACTAATGGCTGATACACAGGCTCGTTTTGGTTTAAGTGATTATAAGGTTGTTCTTGACAGTACAACTACCACGCCAGATTTAATTGACCGTAACATAATGTATGCCAAAGTCTACATCAAGCCAGCACGTGCTATTGAATTTATTGCAATAGACTTTATTATTACAAATACCGGTGCAAGTTTTGACGAGTGATATATTTAATAATATAACTTATAAAGAGGAATTTTAAAATGAGTTTAATTTGGACACAGGCAGCTTTAGAACCAAAACGCAAATTTAAATATTTGCTAAATATCAGTAATCCAATTCTTAAGGATTTTGAATTCTTGGCACAAACATGCGACCGTCCTGGAATAAAAGTTGGAGCAAGTGAACACAAGTATTTTGATAAAACATATTATCATCCAGGTCGTGTAACATGGGATCCAAACCCTCTTAGTGTTAAACTTGTTGATATACAAAAGAGAGAACCATCCGGAGTAGATACAAACGGTCAATTATTGAAAGCTTTTGCTGCTTCCGGTCTAAGTGGTCTTATAGGCATAGATGGTGCTGTTACTACATTAAGTAAAGAAAAAGCAACTAATGCACTTGATAAGGTAACAATAAGAGTATTAAATGCAGATAAGGCAATAGCAGAAGAATGGACATTAATGAATGCATGGCTTGAATCATTTAAGCCAGATGCATTAGATTATGGTGCCGAAGACATACTAACAGTTACTATGACTATTAGATATGACTGGGCTGAGTTCAAAGATGCTACGGAGACACAAACGGGCAATAAATTTGGTCCCGCTGGTGGTGCCGGTGGTCCAACCGCCCCCCCAGCACCATGATAGAGTTTTATAAAGTTAGTTGATAGAGGTGATAAATGAATGATAGAGATAATGAACGTAGACTGCAATTAGCAGCTGATGATCCAGTCTCTACAAGTCAAGTTGCAAGCGGCGGGCTTAAGTCAAAATTAGACTTGGCCTTTGCCGCTCCAACTCTTTTTGTAGAACTGCCATCAAAAGGCAAGTATTATAAAGCAGGAAATGCTTTACATGGAAGAGAAACTTTAGAAATAAAGTTTATGACAGCAAAAGAAGAAGATATTCTTACATCAAAAGCACTTATCAAAAAAGGCGTTGTTCTTGATCGCCTTCTTGAAAGTGTTATGATAGATAAGTCTGTTAATGTTGGTGATTTATTGGTCGGAGACAGAAATGCTCTGCTTATAGATGCCAGAATAAGTGGTTTTGGAAGCAAATATATAACAAGCGTTGCTTGTCCTGCTTGCAATACAGTTTCAAAACATACTTTTTTACTTGATGAAAACAAAAAACTAAGTGATGGAACAATACCAGAACATCTTTGCAATAGTGTAAAGCATATTGAAGATAAAATATTTGCTATTACACTACCACAAACAGGTGTAACGGTAAATATTCGTCTTATGACTGGTAATGATGAAAAGGCTGTATTACAAATAAGTGAAGCAAATAAAAATGCTGCTGTTGATAATAGTAATACACAGCAACTCAAGTTGCTTATTGAATCTGCTGAAGGTGAGAAGGATAAAAATCTCATATCTAAGTTTGTTGATATTATGCCAGTTCGTGATTCACGATTCTTGAAAGAAGCATATAAAGCAATAACCCCAAATGTTGATCTAACTCAACACTTTGAATGTAAAGCCTGTGACTACAGTGCGGACATGGAGGTTCCATTCAATTTGGAATTTTTTTGGTCTAAGTGATGAATACATTGAAAGTGTATATGAGATGTTTTTTGCTTTGAAATATCATGGAGGATGGAGTTTCACAGAAGCCTACAACTTACCAATACCAATACGAGACTGGTTTGTCAAGCGTTTGGTGAAGCAAAAGAAAGAAGAAGCAGAGCAAATAGAGAAAGCATCCAGGGGTAAATAAATATTATATCTTGCTACTAAATAATAATGTAGCAAGATATTTTTATTTGGGAAACATTTATAAATGGCTGAAATAGATGATCTAAAAAAGCGCATAGAAGAACTTGAAAAGGAAAAAACTTCAAGAAGAACTTCTGAAGAAGCAAATGCTGTTGCTGAAGCAACTCGTCGTGCGGCCATGAGTGCTGAAGACCTAAGTAAAGCCACAGAAACTGGCGCACAAAATTATAAAAAAATAGATGAAAATATTAAAACTATAGCAAATAATAAAAAAATAATAATCGATTATGAGCAGATAGAAAGTGAACTTGGCGAAGAAAAGCTAAACAGACTAAAAGAAGAGTTTAGAATAAATCAACAAACCTTGTTGCAACTCTTGCAACAACAAAATGGAAGAATAGGCGAAAACGAAGAACTTGATAAAAAAATAGAACATCTTGAAAAAATAACAAGATTACAGGGCAAACAGATACAAGATGCCAATAAAGAAAAAGAAATAAAAGAAAAAACACTTTCAGTTACAAGACAACTTGGAGAAGAACTAAAGAAACAAGTAGAAAATACAGAAAAACATATCATAGAACTTAGCAAGCTAACTGGCGGTTATGAAGGTATGTTTGGCATGGTTTCAGAAGCATCAGCACTTATTGCCGCAAATACTCTTGCGACTGGCATAACCATTGAGCAAGGAAGAAAGGCATTTAGTGCATTAGCAACTGACTTTTTGAATCTTCGTTCATATGGTGCTGATGCAGCGGCAAATATGTCTGTTGTTGCAGCACAAATGGAAAAAGTAGGTATAAGTGGACAAATAGCAGGAAAAACATTTGATAGCCTTGTCAATGCAATGGGCAAAACTCCTGTTCAAGCAGGAAAGATACAAGAAAGTTTTGTTCAAATGGCTGCTAAAAATCGTCTCGCTCTCAACTCAGTAACACAAGCATTTGGCGAAAATTCAAGCCGTTTTGTAGGCTATGGCGAACAAATGACAAAAGTTCTTGATGGACTTGCAGAACAGTCTTTACAAACCGGTATTGCAATAGGAAAACTTGTTGGAATAGCACAAGGTTTTGATACATTTGAAGATGCCAGCAGAAAAGTTGGCAATCTAAATGCGCTTCTTGGTGGAGATTATTTTAATAGTATAGAGTTATTGACTGCTAGCGATGAAGAAAGAATAAAAATTCTAAAAGAAGGCATTGCTGCAAGTGGAATACAATTTGAAAGCATGAATCGTTTAGAAAAAATGGCTATTGCTAACGCTGCTGGTATTAGCGATCTAAACGAAGCATCAAAACTATTTGGTCAAACATCGCTACAAAATACAAAACAACAAGCAGAAGCAGCAGAAGTTCAAAAAACACTTGCCGAACAAGCACAAAGTGCAAGTTTAGCAATGGATAAATTGAGAAGTATGTTCAATGGACTTATTATAGCAATACAACCAATAACAACTGCTCTTATGTTTATGGTTGATATATTGTCCAAAGTTGTTCAAGGAATAAATTCTGTTGCAGAAACTTTCACAGGAAGTAGTAAGGCAGCAGCACTTATAACATCTTCTTTGGTTCTTGTAATATATCGTTTTAGTGTTCTTGGTAGAGTGATTGGTTTTGTTGCCAAGGGTATAATGGGTAGTTTAGTATCTGCTTTTAGTTCTCTTACTGCTTCTGCTCCTGCTGCTGGTGCTTCTGTTGGTGGTGCTATAGAAACAGTAGGTAAGGCGGCGAAATCCGTAACTAAAGAGATACTTTACCTTGGAGGTGCAATATTTTTAATTGGCGCTGGTATAGGTATTGCAGCACTTGGTTTTTCTAAACTTGTTCTTGCCTTCAAAGAACTTGGTAGCGAGCAAGCATCATCCGCAATGTGGTCTATTATTGCAATAATGACTGGATTTACAATAATGGTTGTTTCACTTGCAGCAGTTGCTTATTTTGCCACACCTGCCATAGCCGGATTAGCAGGTGCTTTTTTGGCTCTTGGTGGCGCTGTTGCTCTTATTGGTGCTGGCATAGGTATTGCTGCGGCAGGTATTGGTTATATGGTGGATAATATGGCTGATCTTGTTGATTCTTTTTCTAAACTAAATGCAGATGAAGTAGGTAAGTTTACTTCTCTTTTCTCCGATGAAAATATAAAACAAGTTGAAAAGTTTGCCGAAGCAATAAGCAAACTAAACGATCCATTCAATACTCTCAATAATAACTTGAAGTCTATTGTAACAAATCTTACTACAATGGTTCCCGATATGAGCCTACAAGTATCTGCTACTCCTGTAAGTTTAGCAACTGCTGCAGCAGGTTTAGAATCAGTTACAAATACAACAAACTCTGTAATAAACAATACAAGAAATACTTCAGCACAAACTCTTATACCAGCACAACAAACAACTGCTTTTGTTCCTCTTGTTGTTCAAATAGATAAAAAAACAATAATAGAAATATTAAAAGAAGATGTAAAGAACATTGCTAAAGGTGAAGCACTTGATACTCTTGATGCAGTTGGTGTAACTCAATCAGCATTTTATGCTATAAACAGAGTTTCAAATCCATAAGGCTAAATAAAAATGACAATAAATCCGCCAAATACAAACGATAAAGCAAAAGTTATCATAACTTCCTTGATAACGGGAGAGCCAATATCATTTTTTCCTTATGATTTTGAGTTTGATGATATTTTTAGACCAGAATGGGGAACATATGATGGATTTGGCAGAATGGACCCTGTTATGACATACAAAAGAACTTCCAGAACTGCCACGCTTAGTTTCAATGTTGTTGCTGAAAACTCACAACAAGCACAAATTAATTTTAGTTCTCTTCAAAGACTGATACAAGGTCTTTATCCAAGATATAAGTCTCCAAGTTTTGTTGGTAATACTGGCGATTTGGAAGAAAAGAAGAAACAATTATCAGAAGATTTGTCGGCTATTAATAACATTCGCGTAAATAATATAGACGACCCAATATCGGACTTGATAAATACAACAATAAAACAAGAAATTCAAACAATAGAACAACAAATAACTAACATTAATGCGAATGCCGCAGAACAAAATTCACTTGTAGAAACATTTGGTATAGGTGTTATTGATCGTTCACCATTGTTCAAAATAAGTTTTATGAATCTTCTAAACAGTGACCAATATGTTATAGCAGTAACTAACTTCAAGCACAAAATGAAGTTTGACGCTGCAGATACATCGCTTGATTTAAATGGCAAAGCAATACCTGGTGAGTTTAATATAAGTATGTCATTCACAATACTCCACACATATGTTCCAGGCAAGCAACAAAATTATAACTAACACTTGGTAATAAAAAATGAGTATAAATAGATACAATAATAGAAGAATAAAATACAACCAAAGTGAACTAATACAAAAAATATTAGATATAAAAAATATTGACGGTATTAGACATTATGTTTCACCAACATTAAAAATACCAACTTATTTAGATAGAATAAATATAAAAACTGTTGGCTTGGTGTGGAAAAGAGGAGATCGTCTTTCAAAATATGCTGAAAGATATTATTTAGATCCTCAACTTTGGTGGGTTATAGCAATGTATAATAATAAACCAACAGACGCTCATTTTACAATAGGTGATGTATTTTATATACCCACAGATCTAAACAATCTTTTTCAATTTGCGGAAGTGTGATATATGAGCGAAGAAGATCAAAAGCAATATTATCGTAGAATATCAGATCAAGCAACACTTATTCAAAATATTGATAAGTTGCGAATATCTCAGTTTAATAATACTGTATCGGTAACAGAAACCTATGTAAATCCACCAAATAGTGTTTATGTTACTGGTTTAGAAATATCAAGTGCAGATAAAAAAGAAGTAGATGGTATATCTGTAAACAAACTTTATAACTTCGAAAAATTTATAGAAGAGTATAACAAACTTGGCCCTGCCTCACTTTCTCTTTTGAATCCATATATTGAAATATATAAAATATATGAAGATGGACTTGAAAATGTTATACCTTTTAATAACTTTTTTCCCAAATCAGCATTAGACGCTATTACATCTGGAAAATCAGACCGTGGCTATCAAGCAAATATACAAAGTGTAAAAATAGCTTCACAAGGTAAAGATACAGCTACAGCATTTATTTATACAGTTCAAATGAACTTTATTTTTGATTCAGTTCAAACTCTTTTCAATGATAACTCTCGCTATATAGAACTTTTCAACCCTCCTAAAAAACTGAAATATAAAAGAGGCGATGGAGATCAAAAGTATTATCAAATAAAATTGAAGTTTGGCTGGAAAATAGACCCCCCAGAACAAATACTGAATAACAACTTGAACCCAGTTTCTGTTAAAGAATTTGCCAATTCATCTGGCAGTGAAATATTTTTGAACTATATAAAACATAATATTGGTATAAATGAAGATGGTTCTGTAACGCTAATGGTTGAATACGTTGGTTCTCTTGAAATGGAAGCAAGAAACCCAAATAAATTTTCAGTATTGTCCGATGAATCAATAGAAAATCTAAAAGAAATACAAGAAAAAATAGATCTTATTAGTGAGTCATTAAAAGATAAAGGTCTAAAACACGAACCTGTATATAAAGATGATGGTTCAATTGAAAAAGTAAAAATACTTGATAATGACGGAAAAGAAATAGAAAAACCAAGAAGCGAAGCAACAGAACTTGAAAGATTGTATGCAGATAAAAAAAAGAATGAAGGAAATAATGAAAAAAACTTCAAAGAAGGTATAATAAACAATATATTAAAACAATTTGGCAGCGATTTACAGCAAGGACTAAACTATGCAGGTAAATTTCCAGTTTTTTTAATAAATGAAAATATATATCTTCAAAAAAGACAATTACTTGAATCAAGTGGAGTTGGTCCACTAGAAGCCAGCAATAAACAACAACAAATAATAAAACTTGAAAATATAGAGTCTAATACAAAACTTGATACAGGTTTTACTTTTGATAAATTCTCTGAAAATATTGACACAAAAAACTACCTAAACAAACTTGAATTTCCCGAATCGGCTACCACAATAGCAGGAAATTTGCTTGGTGGAGAAAAAGTTGGCTTACGGTCTGATCAAAAATATTATAGAATACCATTTTTTACATTTCGTAACTTATTAAAGTCACTTCAAGCCTTATATGGTAAAGATAATAAAGAAAGTGAATTTATTATACTTGGAACTGAAATATTTATTTCCAGTTTCAAAACAGGTGAACTAATAGACCCAAAAACTCTTAGTGAAAATTCTGAATATAAAATCATGATTGATAATGGTCTTAGCCTTGGTAAAGGTAATGTGGCACTTATAGAAAGTAAACTCAAACAAATAAACATTTTAGATATTCCAATAGCACTTTCAACATTTAAATATTGGTTCAACAAAAACATAAGTTCTCAAAACTTGACACAAATGAGTTTGATGACATTTTTGAATCTTTGCATAAATGAACTTCTTGTAGCGTGTGTAAACCCAGTAAACAATGAATATGTTCCAAAGCAAAATATAACTTTTAAAATATCAATGGATAAAATATCAATTGATAAAAATAGTCCTTTATTAGCAAAAATAAAAGATAATCAAAATTCTTATAAAAACATATCTTTGGGAGGTGGTGAAACACTTGTTAGCACAGAACAAACAACCAAGCAAAGCGATATTATAAAGAAAAATATTATACTATTTTATGCCGCTCCAAAACATAATACAAGAGTTAGCAATATAGCAAAAGACATTAAAGATGGTATACCTCATTTCTTTTATGGACAAAATAAAGGGATTGTAAACAAGATAAACTTTCGTGAAGAAAATATACCATTTTTCAAAGAAGCAAATATTCAATCACAAGTTGATAGAAAACCATGGCGACCAGGTGTGTTTCTTAGAGGAAAATACAATGTAACAATAGAAACTCTTGGAACTGTAAACTTTCGTGTTGGTAGTATGATATATGTTTCTCCTTCCTTTCCCGGAGTTCTAAATACGGCAGAGCCAATACAATATGGTATTGGTGGTTATTTTATCATAGTATCAATAAGTACACAAATAGAGTCAGGTAAATATATAACAACACTTGAAGCAAACTGGGTTGCAACAGGAACTGGAGAATATACCGATCTAAGTCACCTACCTTTCAAAGTTGTCACACTTCCAAAACCACTAGCAGATATACAAGCAGAACAAGAAGCGGCGAAAATAAGCACTCCACAATCTATGGAGAAAACTGAATCAAAAAATGCTGAAAGCCCTAGTGTTAGACGGGGTTCAATATGAAAATAAAAAACACAGACAACAAATACCTAAAAAGTATAAACGACACAGCAACGCAGACAAAATATTTCTCAGATGATCCGTTGCATTCCATAATACCGCAAGCAAACAACAAGTCAAATGCTTTGTCTATGTATTTGAATAGACTAAACTATGAAATACAGTTTGATCGTGTTTTGCCAGTAATGTCACTCAAACCAGAAAACTTCAAAGACTTTATATATACAGATCAGCTATATGGTAAAATAAATACAAATAGTGATATTATCAATATAAACGAACAAGAACTGAAGTCTTTATCTGCAAAACAAACACTTAGCCTTGTTGCTCCTGCAGCCGATGCTTTCAACGAACTTTTCGTAAGGCACAAAAATCTGCTTGACAAGCAAGTTATAGATAGTAAAAGTGTGTTTGCTGACATAACCCCTCAAAAAGCTTTTATATCACCTAACTTGCAACATAATGAATATCTAAATGTTTATTTTAATAACTTTTATAACTTTATAAACGAAAACGATCTAAATAAAAAAATAACTGATTTTCATAGTTTTATAAAGTATTTTATAGTCTTTTATAATACAAGAGAAAGAATAATAAACAGAACTACATTTATAAAAACTAAAATGTGTAGTCCTCTCACTACTGGACTTGTTGTAGAAATAGCAGATCACAAACATGGCGACGATAGAGAAGTTTACACAAAATATATTCAAGATCCTTCTTTCCCAATATTTGACACCCTCACAAAGCAATATGGGTTTGTAATGGATAAACACTCTCCATGGAGACTTGTATTTGACATTGCCGGCGCTAATGCACAACCTTATTTGGTTAGATACAATATATCAAGCACAGAAGAGTATTTCAATCAGTTTTATTATTACACTGACTATTTCAACTATGAAAACTTAAAAATAAACTTACTAAACTTGTATAACTTTATTGTAAAAGAAAAGCCAATATTTAGAGATGTAAAAACAAAGTCAGTAAATGGTAAAGTGTGTATAAGTAAAGTTTTTATAGAAAGAAACTTTATTATATATGACGATCTGTTCCAAAATATATCAGAAGAAGATATGCTAAAAATATATGCATACACTATTTGTTGTGAAAATAACATGATCTCAACACAAACTCAGTTTGAAACACTGTTTGCTGAAATGATGACAATAAAAAGATATTTCAATGATTTTGAAGCATTTGATTTTCTAAATAAACAAAGAAAAGAACTCAGTCAAACAGGAACAAACACTTTCACAAAGAACTTTTTCTGATCTTGACTTCTTCCACAGATCGCGATAGGTTTGTGGCACTATGACTTTTTTGACCCTTGATGATAAAGAAGAATGCGTTGGCTACTACCATGATGGAAAACTGGTGTTTGGTGAACCGATACCACAGCACTTGGATAAAACTTGGAAGTATCACACTTATCTAAAAAATAAAAACATCAAATGCGCCAACATCTTTGTCGCCGGCAAAGAATACGATGAAGTATGTCCAGAACATCTCCAAGAAGAATGGAAGGCTCTAAACACAAAAGCAAAAGCATTTATTCGTAGTTTTATTGAATCAAAAGTTTCACTAAAACAAAACTGCTTTTTTGATCTTGTTCCGCAAAAGTTTTTAGCAGATTATTGTGAAATAAAGTGTCAAATATCAAACTGGGTATTTGAAAACATCCCAGAACCACAAGATTACCAGTTCAAACTGGATCTTGAAGTATTGATCACTGAAATGCGAAAGCAAAAAATAAGTTTTGATGAAGAAGAAATAAAAAACAACTTACATGATACAAAAACAAAAGAGTTTTATCAAACTTATGGTCAAAAAGACAACTATATTAGTTGTAATCAGTTTTCTTCAAAGACTGGACGGCTAACAACAGAAGAAAATAGTTTTCCTATTCTAAACTTGTCAAAAAACTTGAGGTCATACATCAAGGCAGATAATGACTTTTTGCTGGATATTGATTATAACGCAGCAGAGGTGCGCGTATTTCTCGCATTAGGCGACGTAAAACAGCCCACAAGCGACATTCATGAGTGGAACATGGATAAGTTTGGGTATAGCACCAGAACGCTTGCTAAAAACGATTTTATTTCTTGGCTATATGGTAAAAAGAATGTTAGAGAAGCAGAGTTTCGTAAATATTATAACGCAGACAAAATAAAAAGCAAATATTGGGATGGCAATAGCGTTACAAACTATTATGGCAGAAACATACAGGCAGATGAGTTTCATGCAATAAACTACATTGTTCAAAGCACAACAGCAGATATGGCATTGCGACAAGTATTGAAAATAAACGAAATACTGAAAGGTTATCAGTCAAAAATAAAAATGGTTATACACGATAATATTGTTATTGACATGAAAAAGGAAGAAAAACACCTAATAAAAAGTATTGTTGATACTTACAATAATACAGACTTTGGTAAGTTTAGGTCATCTATAAAAATAGGTAAAAATCTTGGGAACATGAGGCACATAATATGATATCTGTTGTAGGTATTGGTGAGTTTTGCTCTAAACTTGCTATTGGTTTATCAAAATACAGTCAATACACTGTTTATACAATAGCAGAAAGTAAAATATCAACAAACTGTTTTGAGATAAAGCCACTTGATAATGCAGAACAGTATGAGAGGGAATATTCCCAGTTCTCTTGGACTTCTTTTATAAAAGATAACAATACTGAAATATCAGTAATAGTAGATGGCTCGGAGGCAGTAAGTGGTATTGTTCTTGCTCTTTTAGAAAAGTTTAGAGATAGAAAAATAAATGTTTATTATGTCAAGTCAGATCTTGAACTCATGGGAAATATAGAAAAACTGCAACATAAAGTATGTTTTGGTATTTTACAAGAATATGCCCGTTCAGGTTTGTTTGATAACTTTGTTTTATTTGACAAAACAAAACTGGAAAATATGTTGAGTAATGTCAGTATTCTAGAAATAGAAGAAGAAACAGCAACTCTTATGAACTCAACATTACATTATGTAAATGTTTATAATAACTTGAAACCAATGATGTCAAACAATGTATCAATGAGTGATATAACAAGAATACAAACTATTGGACTATCAGAAATAGGTTCCCTTGATATAAACTGGTTTTATGATCTGGAAAATATAGAAGAAGTTATATATTATTTTGCTATAAACTCTGATACCCTCAAAAAAGAAAAAAAACTGTTACAAACAATAAAAAACCAAGTAAAGGAAAAGCAAAAAGAAAATAACATAAAAGTCAGTTTTGGTATTTTTGAAACAAAATACAACCAAAACTTTGTATATTGTGTAGGAAAAACAAAACACATTCAGCAGCAGCAGACGGCTTGACAGGTGATCTGATCGGTGCTATGATGCCTCACCATCACCGAACAACCGCTGGTTGCAGGTGCTCTAACAAAGGAAACAAAATGTCAAAAGTAACAGTAAATCGTCGTGGTCCCGTAGGAAATGCTGGTCGCGTAACACTTTCTCATCTTCGTGCTGGTGAGACTTTCCGTTTTCCACGTTCAGCCCCAGGAACCGTATATCAACTACTGACTATCTCTAACCGTTCTGTTGACGAGGGATTTGAGGGAGTAGATGCTTTTATGTTTGCTAATGTTGCTACCGGACAAGTCTATGTAGCAGAGGATAGCCGAACTGTTGTTCCAGTTGACTGTTCACTAACTGTTCGTGAGCGTGTAAATGTTGAACCAACTCGTTCATCGCGTTCAAGCCGTTCATCATCTACTCGCTCAACTCGTTCTTCAACTACTCGTTCAAGCCGTTCATCAACAAATGTTCGTGCTACCAAGCGTCGTTCACGTCGTTGATGGACAATAAGGTATTTGGCCGAGAAATCGGCCTTTTACTTGGGTTTGTAGCTCAGTTGGTAGAGCAGCGGACTTTTAATCCGTAGGTCGAAGGTTCGACTCCTTCCGGACCCACCAGATCAATAGATGCTTACGGTTTATTGATGCTCATATGTCTGTTTTCTGTTCTTAAGGGTAGGGTATTGGGCCAAGAAATTGGCCCTTTACTTTTTATGAGAGTCTGATAAAGTAGAAACAGTCAATATTGAAAGTTATTAGATAATCTTATTGACAACATGATTGGCTTTGTTTGTGCCAACATTTTACGGTTTACGCAACAATAAGTTAGCGTGCCACAAGGAGTAAATAAAATGGGTATTGATATTCGCGCTATGCAAAAAAAACTTGAAAAACTCAATAACAAGGGTAAGTCAAGTTCAGAGTCTGCTTTCTGGAAGCCAGATGATGGTATTCACGAAGTTCGTGTTCTACCGACACCAGATGGTGATCCATTCAAGGAGTTTTGGTTCCATTATAATGTTGGAAACCAAAGTGTAATGTGTCCAAAGCGTAACTTTGGTGAGGACTGTGCTATTTGTGAGTTTGCCACAAAGTTGTTCAAGAGTGGTGAACCAGATAGTGTTGCTGCAGCAAAAGAACTTTTTGTTCGTCAGCGTTTTCTATCTCCTATCCTTGTTCGTGGAAGTGAAAAGGATGGAGTAAAGGTTTGGTCATACTCAAAGACTGTATATGAAGAACTACTAAAAACAGTTCTTGATCCAGATTTTGGAGATATTACAGATCCAGAAAATGGTTTTGATCTAAAAGTAGACAAGGGCAAGAAAAATGGTGCTCGTTATTCAACCATGACAGTAAAACCCAAGCCAAAGTCTACACAAATGTGCAAGGGTCTTGGTAGCCAAGAGTGTAAAGAACTACTTGATAGCGTTCCTGATCTATCAGCTATCTTTACACGAATGTCTCCACAGGAAGTTCAAGTAGCACTTGACAAGCATCTGGCAGAACCAGATGAAGCAAGTGTTGGCGTAGAAAAAGGTGGCGGCGTTGAAAACGCTGTTGATGCCGCACTACGCGAACTTGATCTTTGATACAGTTTAGTGCTTGACATGGGCGACCAAAGAGGGTAAAATCTCTTTGGTCGTTTTCTATTTGCAGCATAACTATTTCAAGGAGAAAAGATGAGTATGGCAAAACTAAAAGAAGTAAAAGCGGGAAAAGTAGATGTAGCCGAACTACGAAAAGCACTAAACAGTAAGCTAAAAGGTGCTGTTTATGATCTGCGTGAACAAAATCCAACAGATGTAAAAGATTGGATCTCAACTGGATCAACATGGCTTGATGGTATTGTTTGTAAGGGTAAAATGGCTGGTATACCAGTTGGAAAAATAATAGAAATAGCGGGTATACAAGCAACAGGAAAAAGTTTTCTTGCTGCACAAATAGCAGGAAACTCACAAAAACTTGGCATTACACCGGTTTATTTTGATGCTGAAAGTGCGCTAAACAGCGACTTCCTGACAAAAGCAGGGTGTGATCTTGAAAACTTGATATATATTCAGCCAACTGACCTTGAAAGTGTTTTTGAAACAATGGAAACACTTATGGGTTCAAGTGATCAAAGATTTCTTTTTATCATTGATTCACTTGCCGCAACACCAACAAAAGTTGACATTGAAGGAACATTCAATCCAAATGAACGTATTGGCGTAAAAGCAGCCCTTTTGGCAAAAGCATTCCAGAAAATAACAACACCACTTGCTCAACGAGAATGCACTCTTATTATACTAAACCAACTAAAAGTAAATATCAAAGCAACAAGCGAAGCCCCGATGGGTGGCAAATATCTAACAGATAGTCAAAAATATAATACTCCTGGTGGCAGTTCACCAGACTTCTTTACAAGTGTTCGTATTTGGCTAACTAAATCATTTGCCAAAGATTCAATGGTATATGATGATAAAGGCTATCAAGTCGGTTCGTATGTAAAAGCCCGTATTGAAAAATCACGATTTGGAACACAAAATCGCGTTGCTGAATTCAAGATTCTATGGGGTGACGAAGTTGGTGTAATGAATGAAGAAAGTATTCTTGAGGCAATAAAAGGAAAAACCGAACATCTTGAAACAGGAACTTGGAATAAACTAACTTATGCTGATGGAACTGTTGAAAAATGGCAAGGTTTAGAAGAAGGCTTTATTGAACTTATGAAAACCAATGAAAAGTTTAAAAACCGTGTTATGGAAATATTTGATTATGAAGTTATTCAAAAGTTTGATAAAAAACTTGGTGATGCTAAGGACTTCCTAAATGATGGTAAAGGCGAAGACGTTCAACACTGACTATTTAGTTTTTGTAGGGAGAACAGACATGAAACTCACAAAAGAAAAACTAAAACAAATCATCAAGGAAGAACTTGAAGATGCTCTAAAGCAACAAAAAGAAAGTTCTAAAACTAAATAACCAAAGAACCCGCAGAAATGCGGGTTTCTTATTTTACAGACCGCCACAGATTGACAGAGAACGGATCGCGTGCTATGATTGGTTCAACCAACATAGGAGCCTGATACCATGAAGTATCTTGATTTTGTAGTACCTCGCTGAAGATATTGCATCACAGTTTCGTGATGATAC